CCCGACCCTCCGGAGTCAGAAAATGGACAAAAAAAAGATTCCTTACTCGTTTTTGAGACATGAAACGTCGTTTTTCGTCGGTTTTAGGACACGTTTTGACGGTTTCACGCATTCGTCCTTCCGGTTGCTCTTTATACCTAAAGAATCAACTAATAGTCTCTGCCTCTCCCGTCTGCTCCTCGCCCGTCGAGTACAAAGCGGCCTGCAATGCCTCTGCCAGATCGAGCCCTGCCGGAACCTCGTCCCGCACTGCTCGCAAGTCCGCTCATCTCCGAGCGGCTGATGTCCTCCTCTGCGACGACGCATCATCAAAGCCCCGTGCTTTGTGCAGGCTTGGCTACACCTCCGGTTGCGGTTGTTGAGCGGGACGAACTCCATCCCGCACTGGTCACATTTGACGGTCTGAACCAACAAGGATTGCTTGTCGGTTGCCTTGTCCGGCTCGGCTGAGGTGATGCGGCCTTGCGACCGCATCCGCTCTACAATCGCCCGTATTTCTGCGGGGTTGATCATTTCTCCACCTCTAAGCCTTCCCAGTCGGTTGCGGTGACAAGTACTGCGTCAAACACGCAAGCATTGTCAGCCTCTCCTTGATGTACCCAGCAAGGCATCCCTTGATGTGCGACGATTTCAATTAAGAAGCCTGCACGTCGCAAGCGCCGCATTCCATCCTGCGCTGACTCAAGCCAATGCATTGCAGCCAAAAAACTCATCCCTCTCTCCACGACCTCCCACTTCTTCTCGGGCGGTTTTCCGACCCAGTTATCCCGCAACAAGCAGCTCGCTGGCAGAAGGTCGCCCGGCTCGGCTCTTCGATTTATCGTCCATGTGCAATGGTCGAGCCTTAGCGACCAGCCCTCGCGGTAAAGCTTTGGAATGTCTTCTGTCTTAATAGGTTGCCAGTCTGAGGTTTGTTCGTTCATATGTTAGTTTACTTGGGTTGTTATTGTTTGTCGGCATGAATCAATGCATCAGCTATTCGCAAGGCAGCCTCAGCTGGTCGCTCGCCGGGCTGCATTACTAATGTTTCGACGTTTGGGTTTGATGCCCACCCCTGAAGAATCATCGCTGCAATCTCAAGTCGGGATGGTGGCAGTTTGGTTGAGGGTGCCTTACACCATTCGCATCCGTAATGCTCGCGGCTCATCCATGCACCTCCTCGTCCTTGACGAAACATCCGTTGGGCAACAGCGTCCCCGTCCTATCCTTGATTTGATCCCATGCGCCTGCAACGCAGTTCGCCAGACTCATATCGTGGAGCGCCGACAGGTTCACGAGGCACACAACCACGTCTCCGATGGCATCAGCAAGTGCGTTCCGGTTGCCCTTGAGCAGTGCGCTAGCCAACTCGCCCATCTCCTCAACCGCTTTGAGTGCCTGAGACTCAGGTGTTGCGTTGGGGATGATGCGCCGCGCCTTTGCCCACGCTTCAATGCGTGCGACATACTCGTCTAACCCGACCATCGTATGATTGATTTCCTGCTCGCTCATTCCGCCACCTCCTCCGTTTCGGCGGTGAGTTTTTGAGCGGTTTCGGCCATTAGGCTCGCAGCGTACCGCACGGCCATCCGCGCGGCCTTCTCGGGGTCTCCGTAGATCCTGCGTGTCACCCTGCCGTCCTTGAGAGACAGCAGCACAACCGCTTCGATTCCGGTGGCGTGCAAGGCATTGGCTAGGGCAGATGCCACAACGTCTTCAGCTTCGTTGCTCATCCCTGCACCTCCTTCGGCAGCTCCGGCAGCGGCATCCAGTGGGTTGGCAGGTAGCCTCTCCACACCCCAAACTGGTCGATGCAAGACACCGTCAAGTGATACCACCTGCCAATGCAAACAAGCACCATATTGTTCGCTGGAGGGTGAGCTTCGCTAACCGGAATCCACCGTTGAGCCTCCTTCAACCGCTCAACCTCGGCGCGGAGGGCGTCACGCTCAGCAATAAGCTCGGGAATGTTGACCGGAACCTGTCCGCCTTGTCCATCGGCCACGCAGACTCTTCCGTTTGTGTAAAGGAAGAGGAACCCTTTTGGATAGTGCTCGCTCATCCCTGCACCTCCTTTTCAGGTAGCACTAAGTTGTTGAGCTTGAAAATCGTGTCTCCGTTTACGACATCATCTTTTTCACTCGCAAAAAACAACTCTATGACATTGCAGTTTTCGCCGCGCCAAACGACCGACCCCGCGTTACGGATGAACGCTTTCGGGAACGTGTCGCAAACCTTTGAGAGGCTGTCGATGCGAACAGGGCACAGCACCTGAAGAATTGCGCGCTCGCTCACGGCTGCACCTCCAATCTTGGCTGAAGCTCCAGCAGAATCTTCGCTTGCGCTTCTCTGGCTGCGTCAGAAGCTGCGTCAGAAGCTGCGGCACAAGCTGCGGCACAAGCTGCGGCACAAGCTGCGGCACAAGCTGCGGCACAAGCTGCGGCACAAGCTACGGCACAAGCTGCATGTTTCGCTTGCTTTAACTCCTCCTTGGTCGCATTCCCGTCAGCAAACCTCTCCGCAACCTCAACGGCGTTTCGACTACGTTCGTCAGTGAGCAGATGCCAGACTTGCCGGACGCAAGCGCACGCAAACTTCCGAAGAACACGGTCTGACACCATGCCATTGCGAGTCGCAATCCAGATGCGCCACACTGGTTTTAGGTCATCGCGGAGCCAAATCTCTTCAATTGTCTCGCAGCCTGTACGCAGTGCCCACCTTGAGCCGTCTTCACAAGCCCCATGCTCTTCGAGCCAGTTCTTCAACGTGCTCACGGCTGCACCTCCTCCCGCGTCTCGTGGTCAGCGAGCCCTCGCTCGTGATCCCAAGCTTCGACCTCATGCTCCCGATTGTGCTTCATCGTCCGTTCAGCGGCGGCGTTGCATTCGGGGTGAGTTTTGAAAACCGAGAAGTCGCCTTCATAGATGCCCTTCCAAACGTGATAAGACTCGCCTTTGTTGATGCGCTCGCCACACCAATGGCAGCGGTGGTTTTTGCGAGCAGCCTTAATCGTTTTTTCGTCGAGCGTACTCACGGCTGCACCTCCTCGCACTTCAGCTTGATTGTGACTGCAGGACGGACCACTGCGACACGCTTAACAATCTCAAAGACCGCGCGGGCTTTATTGTCCACGGTCACTGCACTGGCCTGCTGAATGTAGGCATCCGGATACATTTCCGCGATGGCTGTAACCTGCTCGCATGACAGCGGGCCAAGCACGGTCAGCAGGGGCGTGGAAAAGATAGGCTCACTCACGGCTGCACCTCCCCGACCATTTTGTTGACGTCACCCAAATGGTCTCCGTCAGTTGTAAAGGGATGCTTTACTACTGGTTCCCATTTGCCCAGCGTCCGCAGAAACGCCTCTGCGCGTTGCCGTGCGGTGGCTTTTGCGCAGGATGGCTGAGTGTCGCCTAGGTGTACGCAATAAATATCCCACTCATCAAAGGTGGTCAGCACCTTCTCCGCCTCGTGCATCGCGTTGAGGTCGCCACAGTAGTCTGCTTGCCACCCGTACAGTTCACCGATGGCGCGGTTGATTTCGTCGGTGGTCACGGCAGAAGCTCCTCTCGTTTGACTTCCAACGGCATTCGACCATCGCTTTTCCTGAGTTTGTGGACGAGTTCAAAAGCAAAGTTCACGGCGTATTCGGCGCACCCTTGCTGGTCTTCCACATGCCAATCCGCGATGATGAGTCCCTGCATCGCCGCGATTGCGGCTTGGACGCGAATCTTCTCCCAGTCTTCGATTGAGTTGCTCATTTCGCGGCCTCCTCTCCGTCGATGCGCACCAGCTGCACCTCGTCGTCCGCAAGTCCCCAGCCGAGTGTCTCCCGTTGCAGTCGGCCAATCTCCCTCGCGATGTAGTGCGCGGCCTTGTGTAGGTCTTCCACGGCGTCTTCCTTCAGTCCTGCTCGCCAGATGTACTTGATCGCATTGCCGAGGTTGAAGTTGAACCCCTCCGCGATGTCGATGCACTCGACCCCGCTCGGGTGCCTGTTGTAATGCTCGGGGTGGTTTATGTTGTTGTGGTCTGTTGTTGTCATGTTGCTATTTAATAGTGCGCCCCCTGTGACTTGTGGACCAGTGTGCGCGATGTTGTGTTTGTTGGTTTCTGCATTGCTGTGTTGAGATTCGTTTTCGGAATGCCTCGCAATCGAGCGTGGCGGGGTCTTCCTCGCGTCGAAACTGCACGGGAGGGTGGTGATAGCGGAATGGGGGTTTTCGATTCGTTTTGATGCCTTTCTGTTCTTCCTCCCCCCTTTTCCCGTCGTCGGCCCCCACCACCCACCCCACCCCACCCCAGCCCCCACCACCCCACACCCCCCCCCAAGGGGGTGTGGGTGTGTGGTGGGGGCGGTGGGGTTGGGGGGTGTGTGGATGGGGACGACAGGAGGAAGGAGAATAAATAAGAGAGAGTGCATGGTGCGCGGTCGGTATTAGATTGCGTGTTTGTTTATTCCGGTGCCTCGTCTCGGTGACGCTTAGGCACTCGGCTTTTGTACTCCCTCGAGGCCTTGAACTTCCCCGGTTCTTTCTCCTCATCTTCCTCGATTGGTAGGGGTGCAGCGTACCGCCAGAAGACGCCCTCGGCGGCGTGGTCGATGCGGATCCGGTGCGTTTGCACTCCCTCCTCGGTGGTCATTCCTGCGCGTTTGCCCCGCTTGCAGAGGGTCAGCGCGAACGCTCCCCGGGTGCCGTCTTTGCGGTCGGGTTCACGTTGCAGGACGGCCACCTCGCGCGACCAGTTCGTGAGTTCCGACGACCCCGCCCCGAGATAGGCGATCTCTGACGCTGACGCTCGCGGGTTGGCCTCGGCTTTTGGCTTCGAGGTGTGGTGAACTAGGATGACCACGGCCCCCGTCTCGTCGAGGATCGGCTGAAGGGTGTTTCGAAGGAAGACCGACATCGACTTCTGATCCATGACGTCCCCTCCGAAGTAGGCCATGAGCGGGTCGATGATGACCACCTCGAGCGAGTGCTCTTTGATGAGTTGCCTGAGAATCCCGAGGAAGACGGCCCCTGTCTTCGTATTCTCGCGGAAGAATCTCAGGTTCTGCTGTAGTGTCTGCCCGACATAAGAGACCCCCCTTCCTGCGAAACACAGCCACAATAGAGCACCCTCCATCGCTTCCTTCACGTCACCCCAGTCATTCTCGGCTTGGATGACACCCACTCGCATGGGTTTCTCGGCGGGGTGCTGGATGCCGAAGAACGACACTCCAGTTGCCATCGCCGTTGCAAACTGGAGGACGAAGGAGGATTTCCCGACACCCGAGGATGAGACGATGGTCAGAGAACCGCCCTTGCAGAGCCACCGATGCCCGAGGATGCAAGTGGGGTCCGGTGCAATCTCCACCGCGCGGAGTGCATCAAGCGACATGGCTTGCGGGAGGTCTCTTTGCCGCATCCACGCCTCAAACTCTTCCCACGTCTCAGGCCCACACCTGAGAGAGATGAGTCTTTGCCACTGGTCGCCCCGACGACACCCCGGGAGACGAGAGAACCGTCCGGGGTTCTTGTTCGCAGGACACGGCCCCGCATCCTCGAGGTACGAATAAACGACGTCACGCCGTGCTTCCCACGTGCGCTTGTCCGGTGCATCGACGCGAACCCACCCGTGGAATGAGCGGCCACCGCTCGAGATGATGGCAGTGAGCGGGAGGTTGGAGGCCTTCAGCGTGTGCAGCTGCTCGGCCTCGGGTAGATCGTCGAACTCGATGAGCACGTGACGGAATGCTGCCACGTTGCTGTCCGCGCCCGTCACCGCTTCCTTGTGGTAGGGGTTGATGCGGATCCATCGTCCCGACTCCGAGTCGCAGGTGAATGGATTGTCTCCCGCCTCAATCTGCTCGATGAACCACTCGAGCGGCTTGAAGGTGCCGTGAGAGCCTGGTCGGTGTTTCCCGTCGTCCCCCTCGGCGGCTTGCGTGCAGATGCTGATGATCTCCCCCGGGAGAAACGCGGCCTTGAGGAAGTCCACCGTGCTGTTCCGGTCGATAGTCGGCAGGTCAACTGGTGGCAATGCGTTTCTGCTGACGATGAACCGTCCCGTCGGTGAGATGGTCTGATGCGAGGTCTCGAGCTTCGCGCCCCGCGGCGTCGAGTGCGGTTTCGACTCGGCCTGATTCAGTTTGTGCTCAAGTTCTCGCTCGGACCACGGCGGGGTGCAGGTGTGATTCCACTCCGAGAGGATGGTCATGGCTTCGGCTCGGTGCAGTGCGAAGTCGTTGACCAGAACCCGAGCAAGGTCGTAGGTGGTCGAGTGTCCACCTTGTCCGCTGACGGCCCCCGGAACCTTCGCGGCGTAGGCTTTCGCGCGTTCGTATGGGGTCAGCATCTTTCGGCGAGCAGGTGACGGAGTTTTACGTTCTCGGCGACCAGTTCCGCGATGATTTCGCTCGGCGCACCGTTGGCCATTAGCTCATCCCGTATCGGTTTGACTGCCCCGTGACTCGGGAGGAGCGCGATCCGTCGCGCGGCCTCGGCGATGAGTTCGGCGCGTGCATCTTTGGTCGTCGCGATGCCGTTGAGCATTCCCGCGAGGATGCCGTTGGAGATGGTTTCGAGACTCATTCGAGAATCGCGGGTGGGGGTGGTAGTGGTGCCCAGTAGACGACGACAGCGGGAAGTTTGATGTTCGCCCATCCCTTGCTGAGTCGGTGTGAGATGGCGCAAAACTCGCGGCGTCCCTCGAGAGCGGCCACGATCACAGGGACGTCACGCCTCGGAAGCTCGAGGTTGGCGTCGCGCCAGTGGAGAGTTGAAGTTGGTGTGTTCATTTGGAGTTGTGTTTGGTTCCCACCGCGACGAGGCCGACGAACACGGCCACAAGCGCGGCGGCGATGAGTCCGGCCCCGAGGCGGTGGAGAGTGTTCATTTTTGGGTGAGGAGTTGATCAAGTTCAGCTTCCCGACGAAGTGAGGCGTCGAGTTGCCTTTGCAGTTCCGCGTTCCTGCGATGGAGCACCTGAGAGGCTTGCGGAACCATGGCCTCGAGTTCCTGCACCCTCAGAGCGAGTTGCTCGGCTCGAGTGCAGTAACCTTCGGCGAGGGTCCACGGGTTTCGCTCGCGGAAGTCGGTGAGGATGCGCTGGAGTTGCGCCTTCTCCCGGTTCGGTTGCACTCCCATCTCTCCGGTGCTCGCGTCCTTGAACACGACCGTGTCGGCCATGTCGTCGAGGATCTCGGTGAGGTACATCACGATCACAGCGTGGTCGGTCATTTGAGCACCTCCTCGAGTCTTCCGATGACCGCGTTGAACTCGGTCGGGTCGATGTGGTTCAGCCTTGCAGCTGAGAGGATCGTGATGGCCTTCTCGGTCAGTTCGCTGACCTCTGGATTCTTCACGACGGCTTCAATCGTCCCAGCGTCGAGAAGCATGGAGTCAATCCACTTCCCAATGTCCCAGCCGTCGAGATCGCACCAGTAGTTCCAGTCGCGCACCTCCTGATTCACCCGCTCGAAAGCCCGTCTGAACGTGCGGCAGTGCGTCATTCGAAGGAATGCCGGGTCCGGTTTGTCGTAACTCATTCGAGCACCTCCCCGGCGTTGATGGTGGCGAGTTGCTTCGTCAGTGCCTCGATTTCGCGTCGAAGGAATCGAATCTCGAACGCCATTGATGCGCGGCTCTCGGCGGGTCGGTTCTCCGTAAGCTCATCGCGAACAATCTCGCGGAGTGTGTCGCGAAACCGCGAGGAGAGGAGCATGGCCTCCACCTCAACCCGCGCGGCCTCCCGCGCGAGTTGTGCGACTGCCTGTGTCTTGTTGACCAGTTGGTCGAGTTGTTGGGGTTGCATAGGTGGTTAGAATGGCACCTCGTCCGGTCCTTCCGCTGCCAGTTGAGCAGCTTTGATTGCATCTCGCGCGTTAGGAGGAAGTTGCGCTGTAGTTTTCCGAGGGTCCATCGGTTTGACACGGTACGCTGTTCCCTGCGTACCGTCTTGCTTCTGGAATTTCTCGGGCCACACCGCGAACTTTAGAGTATGCCCGTCAAACTGCTTCAAGAAGCTGATAAACTCCTGACCCTTAGTCAAATCCATCACAGCTCCGTCTCCAATGGTTATCTTTGTGCCGTCCGGATCCACTGCGGCGAGCAGGACGTTCAGTTTGAACCACATCTTTTCGATGTTGATGAAGTCATCTTGAGCCGTTTCGCCGTTCTCGGTTGTGTATTGGAGCGAGACCTTTGTGTCCCCTTTCGGGGTGCATTCGATAGTTTTCGGGAATGCAATGGTTCCCGAGTAAATCCCAGCTGTTTTGATGTAAGTGCCCTTTGACACTGCATTTCTGTCTACTTTAAACATGGCTTAAGCGAGTTTGGCGATGAGGTCTGAGGTCCGAGCGAGAATGTCCGCTTGTACCTTTTTGTTGAGGTTGCTGAGTTTCTCGGTTCGGAAGAACTCGAGGGCATTCTGATAATGCTCCCCGAGTGCATCGCGGAAGGCTTGCTCGGGGTCCGGCTGCGGCAGTTCGGCCACGGGTTCGACCACCTGCGCGGCGGCGACTCTTTCGACGGGTGCAGGGGTGAAGTCTGACACCTCCTCCGGGGTGTACACGCCCGAGACCACGTCCGGTGCGAGCAACCGCACGGCCTCGCTAATGAGTCGCGCGGTGAGCATTTGGCGCGGGTGTCTCTTGTAGTTGTCCTTCAGTTCGCCACCCTTCCCGATAGCCACTCCCGAGGCCACCAACTCCTGCATCGTGGTTTCCATCTCGATGTCGTTGTCTCGGTAAATCCACCGAGCTTTGACCCGCTCGGCGGTGCGAGTGCCCCAAATGACCTTGCCCCCGGCGGCCACGAACCGTCCGAGCATCGCGTCAGCCTTCATGCTGAGTTTGCCGTCGAGCAGATGGTAGGTCTGCGTGACCTCAAACGGCGTCAGCCCCGAGGTCAGGCATTGCAGAGCGAGGATGGCCCCCTGCGCGGGTTTGGTGCACCCGAACATCCCCGAGGACGCGAAGGCCTCACCTAGTTGCATTGCTGCCCCGACGGGGTCGTTCACCCCTGCGAACAGGGCCAGTGGTTTGTTTTCGTTGTTCATTTTGTCTAGCGTTATTTTTTTTGGTTATTTAATATTTCTCCTCGGACCCGGACCCGGACCCGTACCCGGACCCGTACCCGTACCCGGACCCGTACCCGTACCCGTACCCGGACCCGTCCCCGTACCCGGACCCGTACCCGTACCCGTACCCGTACCCGTCCCCGGACCCGTACCCGTCCCCGTACCCGTCCCCGCACCCGTGCCC